TATCTGAATTACGTGAACAAGACATGCGTAAAATGGAAAATGATTTTAGAATCTTACAAGAAGATACTATAAGTCTAAACTCTAAATTTGCATACTAATCATGGATGCAACATTATACGAAGTAATTGTACTTGGTAACATAATACAAAAGTATTATTCTTTAGATAAAAGAATAAAAATTGACGGTTCAATTGTAAAATATCTTATGATAGAGTACAATCAAGAAAAACTATCTGTAAAAATTATAAATGTGGATACAGATGACGAAATATATTTACAAGATCTTGAGTTTTTTAATGATGTCATAGATTATGATATTGACATGGACAAAAAGATTTTGAAAGAATATTTAGATGTAAAACAATTGCATATTGATAAAGAATGTGATGATTATCCTGAAATTATTTAATTATGACACTAAAAGAAAAATTTATAGATGCATTTAAATCAGGTAAAAGATTTGATATTCAAAATGCAGAAGTTATAGCAGATGAATTTGCTATTGGATTTGCAGAGTGGGTATTAGATGTTTATATTGAACATAAACAAAATTACATTCTTGAAGAACTATTAGAAATCTATAAAAAAGAAAAAGGATTATGACTCCAATAGAAACTATTAGAACTATTGAGTTAAAATCTCAATATGTTATGTTGTCACAACTTCAGGATTTATTTCCACGTAAAAGTGTACATCCAGTAGCAAAGAAAATTGATGCATTAATTACAAATGTATTAAATGAATTAGACAGATTAAACTTAAATAACAAGTAAATGGCAAAATCAGATATAACCAAAATAACTGCATATTCAAATGCATTTGTAGCAAGATCTTATAATAAGAGAATTAATTATACAAAACAAGATGATGGTAATATTTTAATTGAATTTGTAAGATATTTATCAAAAGAGGAACAAATCAAATTAAAAGATGCACCAAATGAAGGAACTCAATTTGTTCTTCGTGGTAGAGTTTTTGTTGCGACAATGTTATTTGCACCAGAAACAATTGAAAATATTAAAGTGTTTTTAAATGTTTTACAAGACCTTGATTCAGAAGTATATACTAAAACAGTAGAAATTTAACATGGAGACACAAAGAATTGAACGTAAATCAGGAGGACTGCAATGTGACAGTCCTTCTTGTGATTGGACAGATGAAACTATCAAAGTTGAAAACTACAAAGAATGGTTAAACACACCTTGTCCAAAATGTGGTGAAAATGTGCTTACTCAAGAAGATCTTGATAGTGTATTAAAAGTGATGGAAATGGTTGATCTTATCAATGCACTTCCAGAAGAAGGATTTGAAGAATTTATGGAATGGTCAAAATCTATTGGAGGTGCTCATACATCCAAAGAAGAATTTTACGAAAAACACAACATTCCTGAAGAAACTGAAAAACTGAATGTAACATTTACTGTGCATAAAGGAATTCACATTAAAGAAGTAAAACCTGCAGATAATGAGTAAATCAGGAGAAATGTTTTTGAAAATGCAAGAAGAAAATATGTTTTCTTGTAGTGGTGATTTAGATTCAGAATATACAATTGAAGATGCAATTAATAATATTAAATCACCAAAGGTAATTGCAATAGGTAAGGATATTGATGGTTTTAACTGTGTTATAACTGGAGATAGTCCTAAAGAAGTGTACAAGTTAGCAAAAGAAAATAGCGTGCTTGAAGGATTGGAAGTATTTATTCCACATAAATATATTTACAACAAGTAATATGTTAGAATTATATATATTATTCACATACATAATAGGATACTTAATGACGTATGACACCTATAAAACAAGTGGTGTTTTGCAAATCATTGATCTCATTATGTTTTTGTTATCACCAATAAGTATGACAAATCTAATCATAATAAAAACTGTTTCACATTTTATTGATATTGAAACAGTCATCTCTAAAAGATAAGATTATTTACAATTGACAAAACAACAGAGATTTAACTCTGTTTAATTTAAACTTTATGTCGAACAATCTAAAATCCTCAAAAATGAAGGAAAAATTTAACTCCATCACAGCGACTGCTCAAGGAACAGTTGCAATTGACAAAAATGGCAAAGTGATTTTGCAAAAATATGTTGATACATATCAAGCAAAAACAGAAATCAAACCAAAACATATACAAGAAACACAAGATCGAATTCATTTGAATTTAGTTCAGCGTCAAATGTATAGAAGATTAATGTATGGACTATCAGAATATGGTCCAGAACAAATTGCTGCATTATCACCAGTATCTATTAGTAGAATTGTAAATGATTACAATAAAGCAAGTAGAGCATTGCATGTTATGAAAGCAAAAAAGTTGTACAAGAACGAAACAAATCTTGTCAATAGTATTTTTTCTCACGTTAATATAGGTGAAAAAGATTTTGATTGGTTGTTAGAGTTGCCCAAAAGTGCAACTTTAAAGAAATTAGGTATCTCAACTCGTGAAATAATTGATGAGTTTGTTAAAAGAAGATTATTACCTAGGAATTTTTATACACTATCAACTGAAAACATTGAACTATAATGGCAACAAAGAAAAAAGAAGAAGAAAAGTATGCTGGTTTAACAAATCAAGAATTAATTCTTGTTTATTATAGACTAGAAAACTATTTAAATGTAATGAATAAGAATCTTGACAAAAATGTAATTACTAAACAAGTGGATACACCAATGGGAGTTGCAACAGCAATGAGAGAAGTTAAACCTGAACATGTAGAAATGTTTAAAGAAACAACTTTTTACAGTACACTATGTGGAGTAGTTACAAAACTTAAACCAATTGCAGAATTGATTGAAGAATGTGATGACTCTTTAAAAAAGTTAATTGAAGAATTTAAATAACCAAATACAAATTAAGATGAAAAATCAAGAAAAAAAATGTGCAGTCAATGAGTTAAGAAAAATTCAAGAAAATATTAAAAATGATTCACAGGATTACAATAGTCATTTAATTATTGGTGCATCTCAAGATGAAAATGGATTTCCAGAAGCCTCTGTAACCATGTCTACTGGTAAACCAATGGAAATAATAGGTATGGTTGATGTGTTAATTGATCAATTGAAAGGAATCAAAAAAGATATTATAAAAAGTATTACAGTTCCTTCAAAAATGTCAAAAAAAACAACATCAAAATTAAGTAATACTCAATTTGAAAAAATGGTAGATAATTTACCATCAGGTATTGCTGAACAAATTAGAGATTTCAAAAAAAGAATGGATGATGCAGTTGAAAGTCAAGATGATGAAAAACTTAAAGCACTTAAAGAAGAAATCAAAAAAATGAAAAATCCATTTAGTGCATCAAATAACGATGATGATGATGAAACACCTGGTTTTAACATCAATGACTTTAAAGGAGGAATGGCATAAAGTAACATAGTAACGCAGATTCAATTATTTTTTATAGCGAATCTGTGTTACTTTTATAAACATTATAGATATGTCAGTAGATTTAATAGGTTTATGTCCAATGTCAGGTGATTATATTTTACCTGATATACCAGAAAATACAACATCAGAAGATCTAGGTAATTACATGCATGTTTTGCATGATTATGTACAAACATTACCAGGTGCTCATTTAACTTTACCAGAATCAGATTGGAAATTACTAACAACATTGTTAAATCAAATTCAAGTTATAAAACAACTTGATTTAGGTGATGTATTTTTAGGAGTTGAAAACCCTGATGATTGTGAAGAATTATCAAAACATTTATCAAGACATATAAATTTCTTAGAAGCGTATAATTACGACAGAATATATATGAAAACTGGTAACTGGTACACATTTGACAACAATCCAATCAGCAATAATGATCTGATTGAAGAATTAAACACATTAACACCTACTTTTTTTGTTATGTTACCTGTAATAGGCAAAGGAGTAGTAGAATATCATCCAGAATGCAGCTTAAAACTTGACGATTTAAAAAGATTTCACTCTTTTTTAGAAACCTGTGGTGGGTTTATGACCAACTTAAATAAATATTAAATATTAAAAACTTGAATTATGATCCTATTTAAAGCATTATTAGAAGGTACATCCTTTGCAGTAGAAACATTAGCTGGTCAATCTTTTGAAAAAGGTTTGCCTATTAATGTAAAAGATATAAAAATAACAGCACCAATTGCAGACATTGTAAAGTACCCATTAGGTACTGTATTTTGTGCAAGTGGTTATGATTTTCCTGAAACTGATCATTTACATATTCGTAAAGATGGTATCACTGCCATGTATTATGAAAATGACGTGTTTCCAATAAGTGATCCATCTGGAATTCCAATGGTAGATCACTTAATTGATTACATGATTGACAATTCTTCTTATGGTGTAGATAAAGCCAAAGAAATGGCAACTAAGTATGAACCATATGGTTACACATTTGACTGGGATGCAAAATTTGCATTACCTGTTGCTGGTGAAGTATTACCTGCTGGAACTAACTTGAAGCGTACTATTGCTGCAAATTATCCAGTGCCTACCAAAGAAGACTGTGGTTTTCACATTGAACCAGATATCTGGTACTTACTTGTGAGAAATGTGTTGAGAGGTGAAAATACTTTACTTATGGGACCAACTGGTTCTGGTAAAACAGAATTATTAAATCACCTTGCTAAAGCAATGGCAAAACCATTGTATATACAAGACATGGGTACTGTTCAAGATGCACAGTCAGCATTACTAGGTGTTCACAGAATTGGTAAAGAAGGTCATTCAGAATTTGAATTTGCACCTTTTGTTGGACATATTAAATCAGGAGGTATTGTACTTCTTGACGAGTTAAACAGAGCACCTTTAGCTGCAAATAATATCTTGTTTCCTTGTTTGGATAGTAGAAGATATTTACCAGTAGATGTTGCGTGTGAAGAATGCGATAGACAAGTTCAGGTTAATCCTGAAACTGTGTTTTTTGCAACTGCTAATCTAGGTTCTGAGTACTCTGGTACTAACGCTATAGATAGAGCATTGTTAGATAGATTCTTTCCTATTGAATTAGGATATCCTCAAGAAGCAGATGAGATTAATATCTTAATGATTCGTACAGGTGTTGATGAAAAATCTGCAGAAGCAATTGTTAAAGTTTCTAATGAAATTAGAAAACAATATAAAGACCAAGAATTATCTACTCCAGTTTCAGTAAGACATACTTTACAAACTGCTGGATTAATTGTAGATGGATTCGAACTTACTAGTGCGATTCAAAGTGTTATCATGCCTCTTTTTGAAGATGGTATTGGTACATCTGAACGTAGTAAAGTATTATCAATTATTGCTGCGTTTTAATAGGATCAAGCAATCTTGTATGAGAAACCCGTCATTAAGTATACAAATGACACTTAGTGATGGGAAACTCATGCATTAACTCAAATATTATGGGTAAAACTTTTAAGCATACATTCAATGCAAAATTCAAACAAAGACTTATTTCAATAAAAGATATTCCTGAATATGTATATAACATGTGGAATAGACATAATAATGATTGGGGAGAGTTACGTGCAAAGAAAAAACAAATTACTGAAAAAATTATTGACAAGTTAAATAAGAAATTATGAGTATAAAATTTAAAAAAGACTGGTGGAAAAGAAAAGAAGAAGATGCTTATTCTTTTTATGATCCAAGTAAAAAGTTATTTGACTGGGATTCTGGTAGAACAGGTTACTCTTCTTATTTTGTAAGAGATAATCAAAACTTAAGATCTGCAGCTAAAATGATTGGTTCTATGTTTAGAGTTATTGGTGTACCAAAAGATGTGAAATATGATCATTCAAATAAACTTAGAGCAGTAAATGATAAAACAACTGTTCCAGTTCCTTTGAGTATGTTACGTGCAGAAGATGGTACTTATATGAATCATGATGTAGAGCTTTTAGATGCGTTTTACGGTGCTGCAATTCAAAATGCAGCTCTTGCAACCTTGCAGACAAAAAGTGAGTACATGCGTACCATGAATGCTCGTAGTTCACAAACAACAACAACTATCAGAGATTTAATGTTTACAATATTAAATACTGAAAGAATTGACAAAAGATTAGCAGATAGATTTCCAGGTTATTCCAAGTTTGTTCAAAAATTTAAACAATATAAATATGATAAAACATATGAACCATTGGGTGAAGAAGAACATGCTGGTAAAAGACTTACTGAAACTATTACTAAATTTCTTAGATACCCTGCACATGTAACTGAAGAAGAAGTAGATGAGTTTGCAAAACCTCTTTCTCAAATTGAAAGTTATATGAAAAAACATGGATTTCCACTTACATCAATGGATTGTGATAAACAAGCTCAATATCTTTCTGGTGTAATTAATAAGTTCATAATTGCAGAAGACAAAAAAGAAGAAGAAAAAGGAGATGGTGAAGGTGATGGAGATGAAGAAGGAGATGAAGAAGGTAAAGGTGGAAAAGCACCAATGCCAACTAAATCTGAAATGAATGATCTTGCACAGGAGATGATGAAAAAAATGATGAATGCTCCTGATGGTGATGATTCAGATGAGTTTTCTGATGATTTTGATGACTTTACTGATGATATGGAAGAAAAAAGAGCTTTGCCTCCAGGTCATGATTTTAGTAAAGAAGGTGAATCTATTGATGGAAATGTTGTATTTAAGAAATCTGATTCTGATAAAGATAAGTATTTAAAAGATTTGACAAAAATCAATAGTACAAAAGCTCAAGTTCTTGCAAAGTTATTTTCACGTAAATCAAAAGATTATCAGTTTTCTATGAAATCTATGCGTTCAGGTAGACTAGATACTAATAAACTTGCTGAAGCAATTCAAAGAGTACCAACTATTTACGAAAGATTTGGTCAAGTAACCACAAATAAAATCAACATAACAGTGTTGATTGATGAATCTGGTTCTATGGGTTGTGGAGATAGAATGAAAAAAGCACGTCAAGCTGCTATTTTTATCAATGAAGTATTCAAAAAGCAACCTGATGTTCAACTGTATATTTATGGTCATACTGCAGATGAAAAGAATACACGTGATTGTACTATTAGAATTTATCGTGAACCAGGTGCAAACATGGATCCTTATGCGTTAGGTTCTGCTACTGCAAGAAGTAATAACAGAGATGGTGATGCAATTTATGCAGTTGCCAAACGTGTTAGAAACAGAACTGCTGATCCAGGATTGTTATTTGTTATTTCAGATGGTCAACCAGCTGCATATGGTTATAATGGTCAAGCGTCTATCAATGACACTAGAAAAAAGGTTACTATGGCACAAGCATTAGGATTCCAAGTGATTCAAATTGCAATTGACGAAGAAGTACCTTCAGAAGAAATGTTTGATTATTTTATTAAAATGACAAACATAGAAAATTTACCTAATGATATGATTTCATATGTATCAAAAAAAGTAGATAAATTAATTAAAGAAAAAATGATTTTCTAATGTTTACAAAAATTAAAAATAACATTTGGTTATTGTTAATTTGCATATTTATCATAACTGTTTCTGCAATAGGAATGGTTATGGTATCTTTGCATTTAATGAGTCAACCATCAACACTTACCTTTGTATTGGGTTTATTAATACTACTTTTGACAATTTTTTCATCATCCTATTATAGTGTGATAATATTAGAATGTGCAATAAATTATTTTAAAAACAAATTAAACAAAAATTAGATTATGAACAAAATTTTAACAGCAGCAGTAATAATTTTAGTTGTACTAGGATTAGCAGGATCATGTAAAATTGCAGATTCAGCAGAAGTAGCATTAGTAGTAGATCAGATTGGAACCAATAAAGGTGTCCCCAACATTGAAATGGCAAGTGGATTTATTTTCTACTTCCCACCAACACAGGATGTATTTATGTATCCAACATCAGTACAACATAAGGTATGGACAGCAGATTCAAATGAAGAATCACCAACAGATGAACATATTGATGTAACATCAGCGGATGGAGCCACATTTGGATTAGATGTATCTATTAACTTACAGTTGCAAAGAGCAAGAGCAGCTGAGTTATTTATTAAGTATAGAGTGGATATGGAAGATTTAATTAATTCAAGAGTAAGAACTATTGTTAGAAAAGAATTATTAGATAATGCAGTATCATTTGCATCAGATAGTTTATTACAACATAGAAATATTTATGAAGGTAATGTAACAAGATCTTTAACAGCTTCTTTAGAGAAGGAAGGATTTACATTAAATAATATTGCTATACTTAAAATGCAATTGCCTAAATCATATAAAGCAGCTATTGAGAGAAAAATTGCAGTATTACAGGAAACAGCAACTATTATATCTCAAACTAAACAAGCTGAACAAACCGCATTAAAGAAAGTAGCATTAGCAAAAGGTAATTATGAAGCAGCACAATATGATGCTAAAACAAAAGAAATATTATCTCAACCTAAATTGTTAGAGTTATACAAAGCAGAAACTGCTAGAATAAGAGCTACTAATGGTACATCTGAATATGGTTCACATAATGTATTTGGAACAACTGGTATATTATTAAATAGATAATTATGGATAAGTTTTTTATGGTTCATGTTGAAAATATGAGTTCTCCATCAAAAAGATGGGAAACTTTAGAAGAAGCAGAAGCAGAAGCAGCAAGATTATGTGACAAAGAAAGAAAGAAAACTTTTGTGTTACAATCGATTCAAAAGTATGAATTGAAGAACATAGAAAAAACCATTCTTTAAAATTAATAGTGGTCTTACATCCACTTTAAACTTGTAAGATTGGTCTCTGATGTTAGGGAACACTTGTGAGTTGCAAGATATAAACTCTCAAACAATAGCTAAGCTGTGTAAAGCACCAGATCTGATAAACTGTGTGAAGCTAAAGGTTAAACATTGAATACCTTGAGATGCCAAGCACCTCTAAAGATACTATCAGTAATGGTAGATGTGTTGTTCCCTTGAGAAAGGAATACAGGTGGGTAGATGAAATAAGCTATCAGAACTGCAGATAAAGATGCGGACTGCACAACACAAATGAGTTCTCAGCAAGTAGTTATGTGAAAGGATCAACACTGATAAGTTCAACACGTCAAATAACTACGTGACCCTACTCTTATATCTAACAATCGTAATTGATTTGCAGAAACAATAGTACATAAGAACAGACTATAAGAAAGAGGGTGCTAAAATATTAATCATAAATTTATTAAAATGAAAAAACTATTATTATTAATGTTAGTGATGATAATATCATTAACATCTTTCTCACAAGATAGAAAGACTTTTGTTAAACAGTATCACTCATTTATTACTGAAAAAAATGGCAAACTAAGCGAATGGCAAGATGGTAATGCAACTATTGTATTTAATTCTGGAAATACAACCAATATTATTATTTATTTTCCTAGTTCTAGTATTACTTTATACAGAAAAGGTAATCTTGAAGAGGGTAAAACTAAAAGTGGCGAAGAGTATCAAGGAGTTTATTGTATAGATTCATCTGATGGTACTGAAATATATTTACAATTATTTATGCATTGTACAAGAATATTCACAGGTTTAAATTTTATAGAATACCATGACTAAAGAATTTATACCTTATGAACAAGCATTAGCTTTAAAAGAATTAGGATTTGATGAATTTTGTTTAAAAAGTTATGGAGATGATGGATTACTAAATCAAAATGACCATTCTTTATATCTTTCAGCACCACTTTACCAACAAGCATTTAGATGGTTTAGAGAGAAGTATTCAAATATTGAATTTTCTTTACCTTTAAAAAAACAAAAAGATTTAGGTGTTTTTTGGGGAGGTTTTATACAAACTGAAAACGACAATTTTGGTAAATCTTATGGAAGTAATTTTAAAACCTACGAAGAAGCAGAACTTGAATGTTTATTAAAATTAATAGAAATAGTAAAAAGCAATGAGTAAAAAAATTGAACAAACTATTGCTGTTGAAGGAGTTCTTTTAACAGTAAGTGGAACATATCATCCAGAAGAAAAAGAAGAACGTTATGATGATAATATGACTGGTACTCCAGGAAGTAATGCTGAATTTGAATTAGAATCAGTAAAAGCTGGAGATATAGAAATTATTGAACTTATCAGTAATTCTATATATGATGAAATTATAGATATTGTACTTGATTACCAAAAAGATTAGAAATTATGATACCAACAGCAGAAGAATTTTTTATGAAATTCAAACATACACATAGTCCTGTTAATCATCACTTAGCGTTGATTGAATTTGCAAAACTACATGTAGAAGCAGCTTTGAAAGCAGCTGCTGAAAATGCGTCATCATATGTGTCAGTTGATGATGAACCAACAGTGTCTAAAGGTTCTATATTTAGTGCTTATCGTTTATCAAATATAAAATAATTATGAGTTTTGTAATTGAAGATACAAAAGATGAATTTCATACAGGTCTTGTAGGAATAAAAGTAAAAGGTTTTAAATTTGATGGATTTCCTGCATTTATTGAAAATACAATGACTAAATATATTGGTGTTGTGGGTACAATTACTGGTTGTTATGCAAAAGCATGTTCAATTCAATTTGACAATCCAGATAGTTTTCGTGGTAAAGATACTTGGCAATATCCTTATCCAGAAGTACTTGAACATTTACTTCCTGAAGAAACTGAAGAAGAAAAACATAAATTAGTTGAAATTGAAAATCTTAAAAATTTAAAAAAATAACATGGATTGTACAGGATGTGTAAATGGAATTAACATGTGTCACAATAGACCATGTGCTGGAACACCAGAAGAATTTGACAAAATCATTGATGCAGGATATGCAGATAAATTAAGAATAGATTATTGGACAGGTGGTTCTGAAAGTTCACGTATTACTTTTGAAGAAACACAAGGTGATGGACCATTTGTTGAATTAAGAAGACAATTGTATAAATATCAACAAGAAAATCCAAATCCTCATAGAGAAGATGTAGAATTTTTAAGTGGTGGAACTAGTGGTGATAAAGAAAACTATAGAGCACCTTTTTTACCTATTGGTACTTGTAAACTTCTTACTAAAGATGACAAGTGCATGTTGCATGATGCTGGATTAAAACCTGAACAAGGAAGAGAATCATGTTGTAATGACAAAAAAAGTAAAGCAAAATCAAATTTGCATTATGCTAACTTATGGGCAACACCTAAAGGTAAAGCAGTTATTAGAAAGTTTAAAAAAACTTTGAATATTAATTAACAGTAAAATTATTAAATCTTGTGGTTTAAGAGGTAAAACAACTTTAGGACAAGATGTCAGAGTAGTAACAACTTAGTAATAAAATTATATTTTATGAACGTTAGATCTATCAGAGCGCGGGACAATAAGGACAGATATCAGGTTCAATTCCTGATCAAGTTTTAATAATTTATAAAATCAAATAAAATGAGAATAACATTAATAAGTGATACGCATAATAAACACAATCAAATTACTAATGATTTAGTAGGAGGTGATTTATTATTACATTCAGGAGATATTTCATCAATGGGATATGATCATGAAGTAAAACAATTTTGCAAATGGTTAAATGACCAAGATCAATATGACAATAAAGTATTTATACCTGGAAATCATGATTGGTTATTTGAAGAAGATCCAGAAAAAGCATTTGAATTTGTCAGTTCTTATAAAAATATAACTTGTCTTAATCAAGAATGGGTAAAAATAAGTGACAAAAATGATACTGAAGACATTATTAAAATATATTGTTTT